CGTAGGTGCCGGCCTTCACGTGGACCACGTTCGCGCCGGCGTCCGACGCCGCCGGAACGGCCTCGCACACCAGGCCGATGTGCGACTGCGCCCCGCCGACTCTCGCGACTCCACCAGAACAAGCTGCTGCAAACGTCGGATTCCGGTCTAGGGTCACACCGTGCAAGCTCAAGTAAGCGACGATCTCGTAGAACCCGACGTTCCATGCGCCGGTGATCGACGAAATGTAGATGAGGTTTCCGACCATCGCTGGCGTGAAGCCGCCCGTTTCGGAATGCACTTCACAGCTTTCGCCATCAGCTTCCAGGTCAGTGATGGCAAGTTGCGCAGCATCCTGCTGGGAGTAGTCAACCACTACCGTGGCGGGATTCACCCCGCCGCCGTTCAGTGCGTTTCCGGTAGTTCGCACTTCCCAGACTGTCGAAACGGACAGGGCCATCGGCTACCTCGTTGGATTGACAGCGACGGCCAGCACGGTTCCGAGCTTCCCGCCCGCCTGCATTTCCGTCACGAACTCCATCGCACGTGTGATGACGTTCACGGCGGCGGCGCCCGTGATCGGTGCTCTTCCGTCCATCGCCGCGCCGTCGTCGACCGCGTCAGAGGTGTTCGTCAGCACGGTTCCGACGCCTTGGGCGAACCAGTCATTCTGGAGCGCAAGGCATGAGTAGTATGCCTGCGCCAACTGGTCCGCCAGAGCACGCACACGGATGTTGCAGAACGCCACCGCTTGTGGATTCGTAATCATCTGGTTACTCCGCCTTCAAGATTCCATCGGTGTTACACTGGATCGTAAAGTCGTTTCCGTCCACACTTCCAAAACTGTGGTCGATGCAAGCGCCATCACCGACCTCCGAACCCGCCCCTGCGAGCGGCACTTGGCACCCCTCTGCGTCCTCGACGGAACCATCGGTCGGTCGGGCTGCACTTCGCCCCTCCGCTCAGTCCAGAGTCTATCGTCTCCATCCACGTCTCTACGTCCGCATCGCTGAGCGCCGACTTCCACGTACGCATGTTGGCGTAGCGGCCGAAGCCCCCTCCGGTGCCCGCGATGGTCTGGCCTGGGCGCAAACTGTCCGGGGCCGCAATCATCGTAAGCTCCGTCGAGACTGTCTGCGCTATGTGCCGGAACGCTTCCGCCGCCATCGGACTCCAGAGGTGCAAACGCAACCCACCGGCAACGGTATACGTCAGCGCGATCTTGACGAGATCGTGGTGCCGCCATCGCGTAGCGCTTCCGGTGAACGTCAACAGGCCGACCCCGCTGGTCCCGCCATAGACTTCCAGGGTGCGGTCGGTCGCCTTTGCTCTGAAGGTCAGTCCCTTCGTGTTGGATTTGTCGTAGATAGTCAATATAGCAAGAGTTCCGCTGAGAAGGTTCTCGACGCCCTCCAGTGGCCACCAGTCGAACATCACCGTCCATTCACTACCCAGAGTCCCGACATTCACATCTATCAGTTCGTTTCCTCTCACCCCTGCCGCAGCGCCACCGCACGGGAATGGCGTCATGCTGTACGAGTACCATCGCGTCGAACTGAATGCCACCATGATACCGTCCACATGCAGGACGGTGCCGTCCAGGTTTGTTGCGCCCGCCAGACGTTTCCATTGTAGAGCCCAGAACTGCTCCAACGAGGTTCCGTTGTAAGTCTTGTACGTGTGAATTGATCGTGCCCAGCGCTCTCCAGGGTGAAACTCCTGATGCGTCTGTCCCAGGCAGTGGCCGTGCCCTCCACCAAGGTCATCATGCGTAGCCAGTTTAACGCCGAAGTAGGATGGGCAGTCCGGCGACGCCTTTGCGTGAATCAGGGTGCTCACGCAGTAGTTGGCAGGCGGACCCCCTGGGCCAGTACCAAAGTTCGGACTCTTTCTGTTCTGGTAGAAGTGGTCATCGTCCGCGTCCAGCGCGCAGTGGATACTTCGGTCGCCAAGGACGGACTCGTCTCCGCCTACTGCGATATGCGCAGATTCGCCGCCGGTCAGTTCTGTCCATTTGTAATCTGCCGGGTCCGTGCTTGGCGGCACCGCCGTACTCTCGAAACTGTCCGGCGAATCCGTCGAGTCAGCGTCCATCTGATTGCCGGCCGAACCCTCCTGGATCAGCGCGTCAACCCGTTTTACGTTGGGGACCGAGACGAACGCGAAATCGTAATCGCCTCCGGCCAGTGCGAAGACAAAGCCGATCTTGCCGTTGCAGATTCCGGCGATGTGCTGAATGCCCCAAACTGTATCGTCGCGCCACAGGGCAACCCATGTATCCCCGTCGTCGGAGATGTAGAGTCCCTGGCTCTGCGGATAACTCGTACTCGGCTCGGCGTATAGCATACACCCGGCCATGAACAGGCCGCCAAAATGCCTGATAGCGGATACGGAGAAACCACCGCCCGCAGCCGGGCTGCGATTGTACACGTAGTCAAACGGCCCCCATGTTTCGTTCATGTAGCACGGAACAGTCATGTGATGTCGGTTTCCGTGGTACGGCCTGGTCCCGGCCATCGACCAGATTGATCCGCGCTTCGCGTCGTCCATGCCGTCACCCTCTCTCCCCACGTAGTACCTGCCGTTGACGACACACCCCTGACTCGCTTGCGCCCCATGAAGTGTCTGCCAGGCATTTACGGTGCAGGCTACCGAAGGAGGGACGGCCGGAAGCATGGTCCCGTCTCCACCGGAGAAGGTGAACTCTGTCTGTGTCCCGGACCCCGCCGTGTGGCTTCTGGTCAACACCAGCACACTCAACCTCGATCCGCCGGTCCACGCAACGTCCACCCATTCGCCGGGGACGATGGCATATATCGGAGTGGCGGATTGCATCAGGATCGTGCCGGCATCCGCCTCGTCGGATACCGTGATGTCGCCGGCGGGAGAAACGAGTTCCGTCGCTGCCTCCATGACAATCGCATCCCACGGATCGCTTCCGTTCCATCCGGCCGGCCTGTCCAGGCGGACGATGCACGAGCCCTTGCCGTCGCCGCAGGAAACCCAGAGTACATCGGGATTGTCCCTGTCGATGGCGATTCCGTGTACATGCTGATTAACTTTCGGGCTGGTAGAGTTGGACCATACCCGGACCCAGTTCTCTCCAGCGTCCTCCGACAGCCAGGCGGACCGAATCGAGAAAGCGCTGGAGACATATTCCCCGATAACAAAACGATCTCCATACGTATCAAAGCCGCCAACCGCGCATCCGGCCGTAAGAGACCATAGCTTCGACGTGGGAGACCATACCCAGGCGGAACCGTTCCAGTTGGCAATGAATCCAACCATGATCGGTTCGTCAATCGCAGGTGCGGCCTCCATGTTCATCAGCGCCAGGAACAACCTGTCTCCCGACGTCATGGCGGCACACAGGATCATCTTGGGATACAGGACCAGCAGTTCAGCCATCGGACTGGTTGTCAGACAATTCGCAAGTGTCTGGAACGTCACGCCATCCGTCGTTGTTTCGAGAGTTCGCTGCAGAAGCATCGAGGCATTACGGGTACACAGAAACCTCGCGGGTCTTGTTGGAGACCCCTGGTCCACGGAGAAAACACGGCCGCCGCTCACTCGCGTGGCTTCCGGGATAGCGCCAACCGAAAGCATGGACTGCTTACGCACCACGTTGGCCGGAACCTCAACGTAAGGTTCACCTGGAGAACCCGGCTCCATCGCAATCGTGGAGCGCACGCACGCGATCTTGCTGCTTCCGTAGTTGTACTCGCTCGGGCTCGTCATCCGGCGCGTTTCCTCCATTCTTGCGTTATGGCGTCCGCAAGCGCTCGCGACATCTTGCGAATGCAGTTGGCGTCGTCCGGAGGGGTCACGATGATCGGGCGAGCCGGAAGCTTTTCGTTGCCAGCCTGATGGATGGCCGCCAGGCCGGCGATCGTGTTGGGAAACTTCTCGTGCTTGGATGAACCGCCGTACCCGACGGTGATCCCGAACGGGATGTTCTCCTGCACTCCACCGCTCTCCACGTTCAGCTTCGGGTCGAGCGCTCCGATGAGAGTGCCCGTGTCGTAAAGGATCCGAACTGTTCCCTGGCCGACGGACATCTCTTCCGTTTTTCCGCCTCGCCGCTTCACTTTCAGCTTCTTGCCCTTTCCCTTCCTGCGTCCACGGATCGTCGCCGGGGAAAGCGGAGGCCATTCCCCGCCGCCTCGGCTCTGCTTGGAGAACCGAAGCTTCGCCCAGGAGCGGTAGAACTCTCCCCATGCGAAAATCGCGTCGCGGACCGGACCGCTCGCGGAGGGATCGGCCAGCTCCGCCTCAATATCCGCGGAGAACCGACTCAGGACGCCGAGATCGATTGTGACTGGCATGTCTGCCTGCCTCGCTCCAGCCGGTCATTCGGTATCCGACGACACCACGAACGGAGAATCAGTGCAGATAGAGGCGACGTTCATCCGAATGTTCCCAGCCCTGATGTTCCCCAGCTTCCTGTATACCTCTCGTCTGATCGGAGCCAGCCTGTCCATCGCCTCTCCGGTAGCTTCGTTCGTGTCCTGCGCTCCGCGCGAGGAATAAAGCAGGCATCCGGCCAGCTTGCGACACAGATCCACGATCAGCGTGGGGATGGTGGTGAACGGGACGGTGTACGGTCCTCCTCGCAGGTGGTCGTCGATCTCCGCCGTGGCGGACTCCAGGGCCGATGCGATGTTGGCCGCGATCTTCACCAAGGACTGGTCGTTGTCGCGGTCAGCCCACACGGCCAGGTCGGCCGCGGCGAAGAACGCCTCGACGTCAGTTCTAGATGCGTACGCCATCGCACATGCCCTCATCGCGTCGCGACCGGCACACTTCCTGGAACGCGATCACACGCTCCTCCAGCCTCGCAATACGCTCGGACTGCGAGACTATCTTGTCATCAATCGAGCGTACCGACGCTTGAAGAAAATCTACCGCGTTCTTCGCGTGAATCTCAGTAGAGGAAACTTTCTCTCTGAGCCTCATGCGCTCTTCCGTGGAAGCTCTCAGGGATCGGACCACGAACACGGTTGCTGCCGCCATCGAGGCAACGATCGCCGTGATTCCCTCTGCCGTCGTACCTACCACCGAAACGAGAGTAAAACCGGAAACACCATATAACACCTGCGCAACCAGCAGGCCACGCCACGGCATCTTCACGTCTCCTTTGCAGTGCGGGCGCAATCTCCCGTTGCGCCCGCATCTTCCAAAAGGCATGACCCGCGATCAGTTGGACGAATACCCGCGAATCAGCACTCCGGGCCGCGTGCAGATCGGAAGCGGGTTCGACTGCGTGTGCAGGCGGATCCCGCGATTGAACGGCAACGCCTCCTGCTTGGCGTACACTTCGAGTCCGAGCGTGTTCGCCGTCTCCATGAAGTCGCCGGGAGCGAAGTACGTCCGGAACAGCCCCGGTACTCCGACCGGGAAGAACCGGGCGTCACCGGAGGCCACGAACGGCACGCCGGCCACCTTTCCTCGATAGACCTCGAGGATCACGCCCTTGTACTCGAAGCCGGCCCGCGGATCGTTCAGGAGCATCGCGCCGTTCTGGTAGTACTGGTACGCGTACTTCACGTCCGTGTGCTCGATGAACTTGCGGAAGAACTGCGAACCGCAGAAGGCGTGGATGTGGTCGTACTGGGCATCGCCCAGGGCGTCCTCGATCTGCTCCTTCACTCCGATCAGGATGTCGCCGAGCGCCGTGGTGGTAGTCCCCAGGAGGAAATCCACGACGGCCGGGGCGGCCATGTTGAACTCCGTGAAGAGGTTGTACAGCGTGGTGCTGCCATCGCCGTCCACGACGATGCCCTTGAGGGCGCCGGCCCGCAGCCATTCGAGCGTGAGCTCGTGCGACTGCCGCATCCGTTCGAGCTTGGCGTTGACGATGTCGGCCGCCGTGGCGACCTGGTCCTCCGTGCCGAACTTCCGCACGTTCTGAACGTCCTCCGCCCGCACGATGTCCTCGAACGGAATGTGCGGGATGGCCAGGGACCGCGCCTTGCGTCGCGACGTGGGCGCGAGTGTTCCAGGCGCACCGCGCGGCGCGGACGGGATCAGCGACAGGATGCCGTTGATCTCCTCCACGACGACCGTCGTTGTCGGGACGCCCTGCGTCTCGAACAGGTTCATCGCCCCGATCCGACCGGCCTTGAACGGCAGCTTGTTGATCGAGTCCGTCAGGCTGACGAGGCTGAACGCCTCGCTGTTGAATACATCCGAAGTAGGCATGTTCTTACTCCTTGCGGGCGCTCAGCCCGGTTGACTCCGATTACACAGCGATCGCCTTCCGCGCCGCTTCGCTTTGCACGATGATCCCTAGCGCCAGCAACGACGCGGCCACCGCGGTGGGATCGCCACCACCGTAGACCAGCTCGCCAGCGTCCACGATCGCCGGTCCCCTGACGAGGAAGAGGCCGGTCTTGTCGGCGGCGCTCGCGTCGATCGCCTCCAGCGCGATCGAGTCAGCCAGGGCCGTCAGTTGCGCTCCAACCGCTCCTCCCGCCGTTGTGCGGGTCCACGTCGCGGTCGTCACGGACGTCAGCGCGGACGGGTCGATTTCGAGCATCGGGTGCGCCAACCCGGCGTACCCGGTTCCAGAGAACGTGAACACGAGAGCCAGGTCGGTATCCGTCGCGGCCTTGGCCGTGCAAACGATCCCGCTCGCACCGCAGACCTGGTCAAGCACTCCGTTGATGGTCGACAGGAACGTCGCGTCTGTGGCGCTCCAGGCAGCGGTGTCAGTCCAGACTACCGGCCAGTTCGCAATGTCCACCCCAGTCGTCGGGATGTGGACGCCGATCTTGACCGTACCGCCAGTGGCGGCCGCGCCAAAATCGACGGTCTGAACTTCGTTCCTCGCGACGCCGGCGGCGGTCGACCGACTCACCGTGAAAGACAGCGTCGGGAACGCATCCTGGATGTCCATCGATCCGAGTGGCTGGTACTTCGCGGCGTAGCCCGTTCCGCTGAACGCCAGCACCATCGTTGTGGCAGCCGTTCCGGTGCATCCAACGGCGCTCGTTCCGAGCACCGCGTTGCACGCGGCGGCGATGACCGTGTTCGCCGCGTTGTACGCGATGGCGGCCGTCTCCACCCAGTACCCGTCCTTGTGCCACAGCCGGAACTTGAACGTTCCCGACGTGGGAACGGCCACCATCGTGTAGGTGTGCCCTTCGTTTCCGGTGCCCACCAGGACCTGCTTCTTGCCAGCCGCGCTCGAAGCGCAGACCTGGCCGCAGACGAGCGTCTGCCCGCTCAGGGCCGTCTTGACCGCGCGGCAGTAGTTGTTGTTCTCTTCAAACTTGAGAAAGTCGCCGATCTTCCGGCTCTCGACTTTGAGGGACATGGCTTACTCCTTTTGCCCGCTGGTTTCCCGCGGGGTCTTGTCCGATTCCCGCTACCCGCGGGACTTCATGCGATCCTGAAAACGCTGAGCACGCGCCTCGGCGTTCGCGACGACGGGGTTCTCCGGCTGAGTCGACTTGCGAGAGTCCGACAGCGCCACGGTCTGCGGCCCTGTCTTCTCTCCCATGCGCACGACGGGCTCCGCCAGACGCAGGACCTCCAGCAGCCGCTCGAAGTCCTCGCCGTCCCGGCCGGCGGAGAGCGTCAGCGTAACCGCCTCTGGAGTTGCCCAGTCCTTGACGAGCTTGTCACGTTGGGCTGGCGTGATGCGGCCTTCCGCAGCCAAGGCGTTGAGCTTCATGCTGCGGTTTTCCGTTGCCAGACGAACGAGCAGCCGTTGCGGTTCACCGGCAAGCGAGGCCGCGTACTCGCGCGTAACGGTCTCCTTCTTCACTGCACCGCCCTGGGCGGGTTCCGCCGCAGGCTCGGTCTTTTCAGATGCCTGCACCGTAGAAGGCTCCTGCTTCAGCTTCTCGAGCAAGGCCGCAATGGCATCCATGATGGCCTTCGTGCCTGCCGTCTCATCCGAGATCGCGGCCGGGTCCAATCCGAGCGCCCCGGCGAGTTGTTTGAGAAACTCCAACATCATTGGGCTCCTGTCTTGTGAATTCAGCGATGCGGCCAGGGGGACGAACTCCCCGAGGCCAGGCACCACGGGATCTGTGACCATCGCAACGTGCGTGATCGGGCGCATGTACGTCCTCCCGATCCCGTCCATAAACACCGGAGGCGAGTTGATCGACACGTCGGACCGGCTGGCGGCCTGGATCGCGTCCTCACCGAAGAGAGTGCAATCCATCATCAGCGCGTCGTTCTCGATGAACAGCCGATCCACCCAGCCCATGTTGTTCCGGGGGTCCCCATCGCGGGCGGACGCCTCCCAGGATGTGTCCTGGTGTGTGGCCGGGATCGGCACCCGGACGCCGTGTGCGGCCATCCTGTTGAACTGGGCTACCCAGTTCTCCAGGGTGCGTTCTGACACCTCGAACGTCAGACCCTCGGAGCTCTTGACGTAGGTGCCAAGCCTGATCACGTCCTTGCGGAACCGCTGGGACGGAACGACCTGGCCTGCAAAGACGGCCGTGGTCTGGTCCCCGATGGCTTCCCAGCGTGCGGGGTCATGGCGCGGCCCAGGCCCGAGACGAAACCGCATCGTCTCCCTGGCCAGCCCGGCGGAGTTGTCCGGCATCGATGGCATCCACCCTTGTAGTATGCGCGAGGCCCAGCGGATTAAAGCGGACGCGCCATGGCCCCGGGCATCGCAAGGTCCGGACCGGTGGTAGGCTTGAACATCTTCCCAGGGTCGAACTCGAACCCCTTGTCGGCCCCTACGCGAACCTCTCGGCCACGTTCGTCCGTGACCTGTATCGGAGGCTCGATTACTTCCTCCTCATCGTAGAGCGGGATGAGTTGGCAGCGGCACGACCATCCGTTTGGAGGCTTGTTCGTCCTCCAGAACGGGTCATCCTTCGGAAGTGTTACCCCGTCCATCGCCATGTGACTTGGCCGTACGCGGTCGTCATCGGCAGTGATGTACTTGTACCCCCACAGGTAGTCGCGGACGGCTGGCTTGCTCTCCACCTCCGCACGGCCGGCGGCGTACGCAAGCTGCGTCTGCGTCCGGTACACGGCCTCAAGCTGGAAGCTGTTCTTCTCCGTGAGGCCCAGGTCATTCCACGCACCACGCAGGGCCGACACTCCGTCGCGGACGTGCAGGTTCTCGGTGGTGATCCAGGACATCGTCTCCATCAGGCTCCGCTGAGCCTGGTCGCCAACGCCGTCAAGCACACGGACGACATGGGCGTCCATCTGAGAAGCCATCTTGGCCAGTGCCTTCTCCGGAAGCCGAAGCCTCTTCTCCATCGCCCGGATTGCCCCCTCATAGGCGGTTTGCCTTGGCCTGGCCGCCTGGAACGTGCGCGGAACAGCCTTGATCGAACGCTCGATTCCCTTGAGCCTGCCCGCAAGCATGACCAGGACCAGGTCGGCCCGCAGCTCGGCGATCGCCGCCGGCACGAGCTGGGCCGGATTCTTCCCGGCCCGGTACGCTTCGATCAGCTTTTCGAGGATCCTCCTGGATGTCCGGGTTGCGGCCGCCCTGCCGAGGCGCGCGAAGTAATCGGCGTCGGCCGCCGCCCGCTCCGCCTGCTCCCTCTGCGCCCGGGTGACCGGGCCCGCTCTTTGCGTCGCCACCACAGGCATCCTACGGCTCCTCGATGGGGGCCACGTTTGCGCTCTGGTACAGCTCGCTCAGCAGGCCGGACAGCTCGTTCTGAACGTCTACGCCATCCGGAGCAGCGCCGGACGCATCGGAAGAAACCGGCAGGCCGACGGCCTGGACGATCGCCCGAAGATCCACGGCCCCGGAGGCGTCCGCGAAGCCGGAAGGGTTTGACAGCAGGGACTGGTAGATCGACCGGAAGAACGCGATCCGCTCATCCGCCAGCGGGGCCGCGACCAGGCGGACCGTGCCGCGAGCGGCCTCTCCCCAGTTGATTGCCAGGAGCTGGTCGACAAGGTGCCAGTTCACCATCCGCGTGATGTGGCGGTGCTCAATCTCACGGCAGGTCAGCATAATATCCGCGTGTACGCCGGCCTCCGCCTTCGTTCCGAACACGCCCTCCAGGGCGGCGCGTTCCGGGCTGAGCAGCCCGCGGATGAACTGGGTATCGCAGTACCGCATCCGCTCGATGAACCCGCCCTGCTTCGGCTGGGCGTCGATGAGATCGATCTTCCATGCGTCCTCGGGCGCGTTCTTGAGGTCCTCCACGAACGCCGCGATCTGTCTCGGTATCGCGATCGAGCCGCTCGACTCGAGCGCCTCGAGGAAGGCCCCGGCAACCTCGGCGTTGTCCGTCTCCACGCCGTTCAGGAACGTGGTGCCCAACGGGAACTTCACGACCCAGTGCGTTCCGGCCACCTTGCGGTCGTAGCGCTGCGCCCCGGAGTTCGCGTCGCTCCAGTCGGTGAACGCGCTGCGGATGTTCTCCAACAGCGGCTCGCCGTAGTAGTTCGCCCCCTCCACCTGCCAGTTGATGACCATCGCGTACGGGGCGTCGACGATGGTGTACTGCGGCCGTTGCAGAGTCGGGGCCTGGCGGACGCCCGCGAATGCCCCTGTTGCACGATCCAGCAGGATCTCCGTCAGATCGACCAACAGCGGCTTGAGTTTCTTGAGCCGCACACGGCCGTTGCCGACCGAGTCGTCGATCTCGAACACCTTCTCCCACGCCGACCACCCGTAGTCTACCCGTGCCTCCATGGCGCCCTGCACGATAACCGGCCTGGCCGGAAGCACGTCGCGTTCGACCAGCTCACGCGCTCCGTCCGGCGCATCGTCTCCGACCTCGATGGACCAGTCCGCCGCCATGACCGGCGCCATCGTTACGGCCCTGGCCAGGGCGATTGTCGGCTGACGACGGATTCGGCGGTAGGTCTCGTAGGTCGCCGGGAGCTGCTTGGCGAGTGCCGCACGCTCGTTGTCCAGCCAGATCAGCGCCGACGTCTGGATCGGGGTCTTTTCCTCACCTGTCGCCTCGATGGTTATGCGTCCGTTGTCCATGTCGATCCTCCTACCGTGTCCCCATAGAGATAATCGCTCGTGGCGTCGCCGATTCCAGCGGCACACGCAGTGCGAAGAAGCGGGCGACGATGTACCCGATGGCGTCGGTCATGTGGCCTACGTCCCCTCCTGGCGGGTCTGCCGGCTGGCTCGTTCCCGCCTTGTACTGCCGAGCCTGGAGGTCGTCTATCAGGTGGAGGCAGTGCGGAGCTACGAAAAGTCGCCTCTCGCCCTGGGCGTTCAGCAGCATCGCGTTCGTCCACGCGAATCGGTCGGCCACCGGAGGGTTGGCCGACGGGTACGAGATGTCGCATCCGCCGGCCGCCTTGCGGAACCGCTCGTCCAGTCGGAGTAGCTGATAGTCCGAGTCGCTCGCCGACGTGTGGGCGGACCTCCCGCTCGCATCTCCGACGAATTCCCAGCCGCCGGCGTGGTCCTTGTACTTCGACCACAAGGTGTCTAGCGTCTGCCGGGTGTTTGTGTTCCGCAGCCAGATCTCGTCGAACGCCTCCAGGCGATTCGGATATCGATGGCACAGCACCCAGGCCATCGGGTCGACGTTGAAATCCGAGCCGACCGTAATCTTGGCCTGTCGGTCGTAGGTGACGGGGCGCACGTTTAGAGTGCGGTCGAACGCCCAGAACACGCCTCCGCCGGCGTACTCCCACGTCGCCTCGAACTGCTCCCGGTAGTCTCGCGGGTCCGAGTACTGCTTCGCGTACGCCAGGTCATCGGCCGCCAGCACGTCGGACGACGGCCATGAGAACGCGGCACGTTCCTCGATCTCCTGTGCTTGCGCCTCCTCGCAGAACCTCCGGAACTCCGAGGCGCCAGGGCCGTATCGCTTGGGCACCCCGATACGCCAGCACCAGCCACGGCGGTGCGTCAGGGCCGGAAGAATCGTGCGGTCGAACACCCCAGGGTGTTGGTCGCAGGCTTCGTCGATCACCCCTCCGTCCCACTGCACACCCTCAAATCGTTGAGGGACGTCCATGCCCAGGACGTATATGCGAGCGCCGAAGCGGGTATCGATGAACTGGCTCGCCCGATGCTCCTGCGGCCCGAAGTCTTTCGGGATGAGGTCCAGCAGCCTGTCCCACGCGATGCGCAGGGCCTGTGCGTTCGTCGGCGCGCAGTAGAAGTACCTGGAATCGTCACATTCGTGCGGCGACCCAAGGGCGATGACGAGTCGACGGAACGCGATCTCGGTCTTTCCGGACCCTCGTCCACACGCCAGTCCGATGAATCGCTTCTTGCTGTCCAGGAGCTGGAGTTGAGATGGTGTCCACCGGAAAGGAGACCAGGACGACGGCAGCACTCCATCGGCAGGCCGCACTCCACGCATGGTCCCCTCCATCGCGGCGAGGAGGGCTGGCACGGGTATCGCCCCGGACCCGTCAAGTTCTCGGCGCGAGTTCTCGACGTCCTCCATCCTGTTTCCATTCAACGAGAAGTGCGATGGCGCCGTACGTTCCAGCAGCCAGGCCGACGCCTGCCACGTGTGTTCTGAGGCTCTCGCTATGTTCTCCAGGTGATGCAGGAGGAACGATGCCTGCGCCTCCTCCAGCTTCTCAACGAACTCCAAAAGCAGCGCCTCATCCGCGGTGAGTGCGTCCTGGCCCTTCTCGTCGGTTGACTCCTGAATCTCGATCCCGCGTTTTTTCCAGGAATAGAACGAGGAGTGTGGGGTACAGGTGGCCTTGCAGGCCATCACGTTCGGCATCCCGCGTCTGATCGCGCTCACCAGGGCCTGCACGCGAGCACGAGTAAGCCGGATGCGGTAGTCATTACCCATCGGTGGCTGCTGTTCCGTTGGTTCTCCGTTTCTCACGCCACTTGCGAATCTGACGCCAGATCGGATAGGCCGCCGTCGCGATCGCGAACAGGACGTAGATGACACGCTCCGATGTGGACTGCGGCTCGGTCCAGTTCGGCTGTACTGCGGCCACTCCGTTCGTTCCAGCCGGAGTTCCAACCACTGTTCCGACGTCTCCGGCCTTTGCCTGAAACAACGTCACTTCCTTTGCGTTCGGTGCAATGTTCAGAGTGCATCCTGCGAGGAATGCCATCCAAGAACACGTGAGCAGGGACCGAACCATGTTACACCTTCTCGATTTCCGTCTCGTCGATCGCCAGCATCATCTGCGTCGCGGAAATTGAGTACCCGACGATCGTCAGGAATCCGGCCGTGAGGTCGCCAGCGTCCATGCACTTGCCCGCCGTACCAGACATCACGAGCACCCGCCCAGCGCCGGAGAAGACCGATCCCACTGTGACCGGCCCGCTCGTCTGTACCGCGAGAACTTGTCCGGACAGCGCGTCCGACAGTGCCACGCCCACGAGCCCAGCCTTCGCTGACGTCGTGTTATCTGCCTTCTTCCAGAATCCTGTCGTCGGGTCACAGTACACGAGCTGTCCCGCTACGATCGCATCCGCTGTGAAGTTCTCAACTCCGATCGATGTTCCGAACACCGAACTTGCCGTGAACGTGTACGTCGCCATCCGACCGATCTCCGCCTACGAGTACGCCAGCCCTGTAGCCATCGTGACGACCGACAGTTCCGTCTCGGACTCCGAGTACCCGACTGTCGTCACGAACTTCCCGGCAGCCAGGTCGGCCACGTCCATCATCACACCAGCGGTTCCCGAAATTGCGTACTGGTTACCCTTCTCCGTCAGCACGCTCCCGATGGCGACCACTCCCGATCGGAGCACGCATACGGGCTGTCCGGCGGCGGCCGCCCGGTTCAAGGAGATTCCAACTGCTGCCGCTTTCGCTGCCGTCGTGTTGTCGGATAGCCACGCACGTCCGTCGGCCGCTTTCACGTAGACCCACTGGCCAGCGCTGATGACCTCGCCGGCGACATACACGTCGCCAACCGATCCGGCGATCACGTTCGCTGCCGTTATGGTGATGTTCGCCACGCACGGACCTCCTTCGCGCCGGTGGCCCGGTCGCCGAATCGCTCCGACAACCGGGCATCACCCGGCACAGCGACTGGAAGAGAGAACGCAGACACGAAACGATCCGAGGCTATGGAGACACCGGGGCGGGTGGCCCGACGTTCAGGCTCACGCCGCCCGCTCCGACGGCCGCCTGGCCACGGAACTCCGCGAGTGCCTGACGCATTTCCTGCACGATGGGCACCAGGCTCCCCACGGTCTCGGCGATCCCGGCGAACGCGGCCTTGATCCCTTCATTCGCGGCCTTCTGTTGCTCGACGAACGCCAGCATCTGCTGGACGTTCGCTTCTATCACCGGCGAACTCTTGTTGGAGATCACCAGCTTCTCGATCTTGAATGCGTGGGTATCCGGGTCGTAGGAGCAGACCAGGTCGATGTCGTTGTCCTTGGTGTCCGTGAACCGCCAGCCGGGCCCTTGCAGCTCAGTGGTCGGCTTGATGAACGCGCACCCGTGGATGCAGGACAGCACGACACAGCCAGCACACCACCCCGCGATTAGCCTCACGTGGAGGCCCCGGTAATCAGTTTCAGCAGGTCCGTGAGCCACGCAAGGAAGTCGGCGGAGCCGAACAACGCGAGAATCTGCAACAGGATCGACATGGAACCTCATTTCAGGTTCTGGTCACGGATGGTCCCGCGGAATCAGCGGCGGCGACGGAGGCCCTGGCATGAGAGGCCGTCCGTGCCGCCGCGATCCGCCAGGAGGACCCGTGGTCCGCGCCACAAGAGAAACACATGAGCGTGTGGGTTGCCACGCCTAACTCTACGTAAACCGTAGGGCTCGATTCAATTCTGGCTTTTATGCGGTCCAGCGATTCCGCGCGATGTCGACACCTTCTACGAGGCTACCAGGCTCGCAGGCGTGCGTTCTGGCGTGCTTTGGAGGGCCGGACGTGGAGATGGAGGGTTGAGACGCTTCCCGTCGCTCCTGCGCAATCCAGGAGCGTTTTTCTACACCCCGTCAGCGGGTGTACGGACCGACGAATTCGCGGTTCTTGATAGCGCCACACAGGGCGCTTCCTTGGCTGTTAACCGCTAGGTTCTAGGTTCGAGTCCTAGTCGGGGAGTTTGTAAAGCCTTGACAATTCGAGGGTTGTGGCGCATGATGGACTTGGCGGCATACAACCGTTCCGCGTGAATTACAACCGATCGCGGAGTCGATGGGCATGAATCGACGCCAGCCGGAACTCCACCTGCACTCCACGGGCAACTGGTACGCCAAGTGGGGAGCGAAATTCCACTACTTCGGCCGGGACGAGCAGGCGGCCCGGGCGGCCTGGCTGACTGACCAGGTCCACGGCCTGCCAGGGTGGGC